ACGGCTGATACCTTCTTACGCAACTATCCGCAGGGGCCGTTCGGCGATACCGACACGATCATGCTGCGCTTCCCGGAGATTCAGACCGGCATGAGCGAGGAAGACATCGAGCTGTACAAGCAGAACAAGCTTGCCGGTTACGATCAGCACGAGTCGATCGCCTATCCTGCGTGGTCGAAGCTGACGCAGGCGCATCCGTTCGTGTTCGATCTGGCGCGGTTCGTCGGGGCAACGCGGATCGGTCGCGTGATGGTCAATCGCGTTCGGCCGGGCGGCCGGATCTATGCGCACGTCGACACGCCCGAGCACACGCGATACTGGCGCAGATTCCATCTGGTGATTCAAGGTCAGCCGGGCGCCATCATCACGAGCGGAGACGAGACGTTGCAGATGCTGACCGGCCGCATGTTCCATTTCCGCAACGATCTGATGCACGAGGTACGCAACGAGTCGTCAGTCGATCGGCTGTCGATGGTTATCGATCTGAGGGTCGCATGAGAAACGACCTGAAGCTCGAGCGGCTAAAAGATCTGCTGGATTACAGCGAAGAGACAGGGGAATTCCGCTGGAAAATGCGGACTAGCAACCGCATCCGCGTCGGAGACTTGACGGGATGCGTCAGCACGACAGATGGATATGTATATATCAGGTTGGACAAATTGCTCTACGCCGCACATCGGCTCGCGTGGATGTTCGTCAACGGGTCGATGCCAGATCGACACATTGACCATATCAATGGCAACCGAGCAGACAATAGGGCTTCCAATCTGCGCCTGGCGGACTTCTCAGAGAACGCCCGGAATGCAAAGATGCCTGCGCACAACAAATGCGGAGTTAAGGGCGTCTGCAACCACCAGAAAACCGGAAAGTGGCGGGCGCAGATAACCCATCAGGGTCGACAATACTACTTCGGCCTGTTCGACTCCATTGAGGCAGCGGCAGCCGCCGTTAAGGACGGCCGCGCGCGCGTGCACGGCGAGTTCGCCAATCACGGTTAAACGCGGGACCAGTGATTGACGGTGGGAATGATACGCACGCGCGATGCAAGATCCGCCTGCTTCTTCCTTACTTCAGAAACCGCTTTGAAGTGACTCATAGCGACGCAGGTATACCGAAAGCTATCAGCCGCATGTGAGTGTTCATCGTGCTTCGGATGACCCGATTTGGCTCGAGAGTAACGCCTTAGGTGCTCGAGCAATTCTCCGCAGTCGTCAGAAATAAAAGCGTTCTTCAGTGCAGCTCGAGCCGTTTTGATTCCGGTTTCTACCGGAACAGACGGAACAGTCTGAACCTGCCAGCCATACGATTCCATCATCGCGTTTGAGGTTAGATTGGTCTGGATCGAGCGCGCCCCGCCGTCGTGCGGAAACCAGATTATCGCGTCTTTCCAGCCGTTATCCTTAAGCCATTCGCTGTACGCTTTCAGATCGTTGTTATTGTCCTCGTGGAAGGCGAGCACGCGCAGACCGCTAATATCCGCCTGAGCAATTGTGATCGACGTCATATCGTTAATGCCAAGGTCGAACACAGCGTGAACGCTAAGGACCGGATCAGCCGCCATCGGGCGAATGCGGTTGCCCGTTACTAGGTCGTGCATTTCCTTACGATAGATCGCGCCAGAGACAGCCGACTTCGGGATCCCCTCCCAAATATGGTCGTAGTCGTCCGGGTCATCGGCCTTTGATCGAAGGCGCTCCGCCTCGAGAGCCGCATTCCAGAAAGGGTTCTTGTCCCAATTGACGTTGATGATGCGCGCGTTCGGCGGCCGCTTCTCAATGAATGTCGTATATACCGGGTCCGTGTCGAGTTCTGGATTCATGCTAAACCAGATCTCAGACGTATCTTTCCGGATTGTCGGGAGGAAAAGGTCTAACGATTCCTTCGAGATCGCCTGCGCTTCTTCGCCCCACGCGATGTCGATGTCATCCAGAGACTTGATAGACGTCGCTGTCTCGTCACTCAGGCCGCGGAAAATGAACTTGCTTCCGTTTTGACCGACAATTTCCTTCTTGGTGATCGTGAAGAATCCCTCGAGCCCGCAGTCTTTGATCCGCTTCTCAATGATCGCCTTGACCGATTCGTCGATCGATTCCTGAATTTCACGGAAGCAGAGAATACGCAGGGGCTCGGCCGTCGCCCGAATCACAAGCGACGTCGCGCACGCCATCGACTTACCAGACCCACGCCCACCATGAAAGATGGTGTAGCGCGGGCCTTGGCTCAATAGGCATTCGGCCCATTCAGGAAGCGAGATTTCGCTCAATGGCCGACCGCCGGACGGTTAGAGACATGGACCGGCGCTTGTGCTGCCGCCGGCGCATTGCCCGCGGTCAACGCCTGCGCGGACGGATCGACCTGCTGCGTACCGTGAAGCGCGTTGACGCCCGGCGACGGCGCCGCAACGCCAGACGAGATCGCCTGGTTCACCTTTCCGTCCATCGGGCTTTGCGGCTGATCCTGATTGACGGCGCCGGCCTGCTGGTTCACGCGATCTTGGATGCCTTGCAGCATTGCCATGATCGTGGAAAGCTGGCTTGCGTTCGTGTTCGAGATCGACTCGGCCGCCTTCGCCTGGTTGAGCTCGGCCGTCGACAGAGCCTGCACAGCCGATGCTTCGCTTTGCGTGGCGCTCGCTGCATCCTTGCGCGCCTGTGCCAGCAGAGCGACCGTCTGAGCGTCGGGCGGTGCATTGGCGGCTTCTTGCTGCTCGGCTTGCAACTGTTGCGCTTCCTCGTCGTTCGGCTTCACAACGCCAGCCTTGACGAGCTGCATGCGGGCGAACTTGGACAGATCTTCCATACCCTCGCCGTCGAGATTCCGGACGAGCGTCGCGACCATCAGTTGCTGCATCTGCGGATCGACGATACCCGGCAGGATCTTGGCGATTGCGTTGACGGTCGAATCCTTGCGGCTGTTGAAGGCCGGGCCAACGTCGACGAACACATCGAGTCCCGGCGTGAACGCTCGCGCGATCGTCGGATTTCCTTCCTTGTCGATCGACGGGACATTGATCGTCGTCGACTCGGGCGAGCCGTCCTCGCCATTGGCGGAAAACTTGCGACTGTCTTCGGTATAGACGTCACAAGCCATCGACAGGTAAATCTTGCCGCAGCGCTGCATCGCGCGAGACATGTTGTCGATGAAGATATAGACCTGCATGTCCTGATGCGCCTGCACGCGACTTACCAGCGCGTCTGACGTATTGGACGTCACCTGACCGGCCGCCAGATCGCCGCCCGTCACATCGAGCATGTCGGCTGCCGTGATCTGCACAAGGCCAGCGAGCGCGGGCGGAACGTCCGGCTGTTTGATGTAGCCAACAGGCGGTGCGATCGTCTGCGAGCCGTCTGCGCCCGTAACCGGGTTAATCAGCAGATACGGATTGTTCGCAACGAGATCGCCAGCCCATGTCAGTTCATGCCCTGCGACCTGCTCTGGAGTGAAAATCGGCTTCTCGCGCGGCGTAAATGCCGTAATGTCCGCCAGCGTCGAGATCTGCATGTTGTACAGACGCTGCGAGTCCTTCGCGAGGCGCACTGCACCCTGGAAGCGTTCGATGCCGTCGATCACCTGGCGGATGCCATAGACGACGACGATCGGGATCTCAGAGCCGGCGATATAGCCGCAGTCCTTCAGGATGCCGCAGCCGTCCATGAAGTACTTGCGCACCTTCTTGCTGTTGCGCTTGCCGCTGCGAACCTTGATATATCCGATCGAGGCGTAATGCTGTTCCTGCTCTTCCGCGTCTTCCCGCCCTTCTGCATCGAGGCCGGCATAGACTTTCTGCTCGACGCCCGAATGCGGCTCACGCCACACCGAGTACTTCTCGACCTTCTGCTCAACCTCGTAATATTCGCCGATGTACACGGAATCGTTCGTGAACCAGTCGAACTGTTTCAGCGAGCGAACCATCTTGAAACTGGTCGGCCGCTCGGTCAGCTCGACTTCATCGCCAAGATATTCTGTCGTGTACGTGTCCCATGAAATGGGGTTAAGCACAGTGCACCACTTGGCATCTGACTTGTCGAGCTTACGGCTGTCCGGATCGAAGAAGACGGATATGTCCGCATCCGGGATCGGCTCGAAGCAGATCCGCTGCGGCGTGTCGTCGTCGAGATCCGTTTCCGCGCGATGGTCGTAGTCGTTCGTCAGGCGCCAGGCGCCCATGCCGCCCGCGACCGCTTCGTCGAATGCCGACACATACACGTCCTGCGCGCTGCTGTATTGCTCGTCGGAGCGGTAGACAATGCGCAGTGCGTCGAGATCGTCCTGCCGGCTGTCGTCTTCGCTCGATCGGAAGTTGACCGTCATCGCATTGGCGCGGTATTCCGACACGATCCGGCGAACGGCTTTCTGCACTTTGTTGACGACGAAGCGCGGCCGGTTGTTGAACTGCGCGCCTAGACCGCCTTCCCACTGCGCCGCGTCGACATAGGCAAAGCGCCGGTCTTCGAGCGAGGCGAGCCGGATCTGTTGCTGCGGGCCGTATGCGCGATCGAACCGGGCCGTCGCGCGGTCCCAAACCTTGCCGTGCCGTTCTTCTTTGGTCAAAGCCATTTGGCGTGTTTCCTTTCGATTTCTTCGAAGCCGCGGCGCTCAAATAGAGCACGCGCGGGGAATGCGACCTTTTCGCCGGCCATAAAGCACTTGACGCCTCGGCGCTTCAGTTCGTTTTCAGTTGCCTCAAACAGAGCCAGTCCGTACATCAGCCCGCGCAGACCCGGTTCGACAAAGAAGATGTCGCCGATTCCTTCCAAGCAGTCGCCGTAATGGATGCTCGGCCGCACGAACACGACGAAGTAAGCGACGATCCGCCCGTCCAAGCGGCCGATCATCATCGTCAGTTGGTCCGCGTCCTGCATCGCGCGGTAGAGCGGCACATTCGGCTTCAAGTCGTAGCCCTGTTGCTTGTGCAGGCTGATCTCGTCGTAATGCTTGTGCAGAAGCGGCAGCAGTTCGTCGTAGACATCCTGGAACCGCTCGACTGAGAAAACTGGCTTTGTCATTTGGAGTCCTAACGACGACCGTTAAATTGATTCGCTGCGGCAGCCCCTGCGGCGTAGCCTGCACGTTGCGACAGTTGCTCAACGAACAGACGGCGCGCGGCGAGAGAGTCATAGTTCCGTAGCGCTGCGGCCAATAGTTTACCGTTCGACAATAGCTTTGCGGCGTTCTCGGTCGTGATGGACGAGACCTTTTGCGTGATCGTGCGCGTCAGTGCGCCAGTGATCGCGCCGGCCGCTGCCCCGCCGATCGTGCCGAGCGGACCCATCGCCGTTCCGACTCCGCCGCCGATCAATGCCTGTACGCCCACATCTTTCAGCGCGTCGCCAAGATTGCGCCCGAACCGCTTTGCCGCGCTCTGGTTCTGCATCGTGTCGCTGCCGCCGATCTTGCCCGTCTTGGCATAGGTCGTCGTCTGGTTGTGCAAGTCCTGCGCGACGCTGCCGAATTGGCTTGCATCCTCTTTCGACATGAACGGCGAATACTTATCGGATGCGCTCTTGAACGTGCCTCGGTTGAATTCCGTTTCCCCGCGGCTGTTCTTGTTGCGCTCAGCGACTTCGCTCATTGCCAGCTCGCGCGCCTTCTGCTGGCGTAGCGCGATCGCCTTGGCTCGGTCGGCGGCTTCCATGTTCGGCAGAAGCTTATCAAGCGCCTTCAGGCTGCCAGGAGAATCGGCGTTCCGTACAGCCTCTTCCGCCTGCGCGAGCGCCGTCTGGCTGGTCTTCTGCGATTCGATCGCCGAGACGTTCTGAGCATGCGCGCCGTGCAGTTCCTTGTATGCCGGCGACTGAGCGTCGAGCACGCTCTTAAACTCCTGATGCGCCGCGGCATGCTTCTCGCTCGAGGCAAGCGCGCGCCGAATGTATTCCTGCCCTTCGGCAGGCAAGCCCGTCAGATCGTTTTTGTTCTCGAGATGCTTCGCCAATGCAGCGAGCGCATCCAGAGTTGCATCAGGCACCTTGTCGGCCGGACGGAAGCCGGGTTTCATCTGCTCGGCCTTGATGCTATTTATCGTCTGGATGAGTTTGCTCGAGCTAACTTCGCCCGTTGTCGGGTTGATGGCGCCATTGACTCGAGTCTGCAATGCCGTCATCGCGTCGATGGGGCCGCTTGCTTCAGCGAACTTTGCTCGAGCGGCGCCGTATTCCGGATACGCTTGGTCCATCTGCGCCAGCAGCGCGTTCTTAACTTCGGTGTAGCGCTTCACCTTGGACGGGTTACCGCCCTGACCCGCCTCCTTCGCAATCAGCCCATCGATTCCAGCCTTTGCATCGAGCAGGCCGCGCCCGGTCGCAGTCACCGAGCCATCAGGGTTCAGCGTGATAGCCGCCTTCTCACCCCGGTCAGCCGCTGTCGCTTCCGCTTCCTTGATCGCATCGCGGAACGTCGGGCGCTTCGCCAGGCTTTTCCATGCGTCAGATTCGAGCGTTGCCGACTTGTCGAGCGGAAGGAAGTTATCAGCCGCTTCCGCGCTGCGTGCTGCCTTCGCTGCCGCCAGTTGTTCGGGCGTGCCGGTGATCTGGTCGAGCGCTGCCGCTGCCTCGGCGTGCTTCGCCTTCTGCAGATCTTCGAACACGGTCGAGCCTTGATCCTTGGCGATCTTCTGCGCAAGCTTGACCGGCG